GATGGTAGGGGAGATCTCCGCTCTCCATGGCGCAAGAGATCGCAAACGTGTAAAACGGATAGGTGTCCTCAATCTCGTTCCGTTTCCACTCTCCAACGGCAAGACGAACTTTCTCAAGAATGAAGCGGACTGATGGTCCTTTGAGCTCGTTCGGATCCCAGGCAAACTCGTAGGGGAATCCCGTCGCGTTCGTGACTTCTTTTCCGAGGTAGGCGATCAACCCCATGAACGCAGGGGAGGGGCGCGCGGAAGACCATGAATTGACGGACTCGCCTTTTTTGAGACGTAGAATTTCAGCCCCAAATACTTGATCGAGCTTGTAGGCAATAGCGTCCTCAGAGGAGGTGCTTCCGTTTTCAAAATAGGACGGCTCCTCCTCGTCTTCGCCGGATTCGGTCTGCGTCCATCGGGCGACTCGGGCGTTGTCTTTCATGCTCTCCTTTTCGAGTGAGAGCGTGTCGAGAATGTCGTGAAGATTATTGAATCCAGACGCGAGCGGCGGAACGCCTCGGATTCCGTCCGATTCTTCCAGCATGTAGGAATGGACGACTTGATTCGCGTTGAGCGTTTGATAGCGCTCGTCCCCCTTCAGGCGGAATCGGTAAGCTCGAGCGCGGTTTGCGTCGTCGAGCTTCACCCCGTCTCTCCAGCCTTCGGATTCATCAACCCCAAACGAGCCGCAGTTATGCGCGCGGATGAGTTGGAATTGAGGCCAACCTGCGCGGCTCTTTGAGTTGGCTGTGAACATTTCACCGGCCCAGAACTTCGCTTTTACCCGTTCCTGTTGAGCTTCCCAAAGCGTCATCCTCCCGGATACATCTCCGATCTTGGCGGTTTCCCAGAACCACGACCAGGCGGCGCGATTCCATTCGTCGTCTGATGTCGCTGCGAGCGGGTAGATTCCGGGTCCAACGGCATGATCAACAAGGCTCTTGGCGACTCCGCGAACCATTCCGACGTTCTTCTTGAAGAATCCCGCGCGGCGCTGGAGCTCGCGACGTGTTCCGGCGGTGTAATCCGAACGCGAGTCGGCAATCATCCCCGGCAAATAGGAGCGGCTGCGGTGGTTGCTGGCTCCGAGATATCCTCCGGGCGCGTAGGTTGCGGACTTGCGCGAGGAGATGGGTCTCCCCCGTCCGTCAAAAAGGGTAGGGGCTTTCATAGTCGATAGGTCCGCATATCGAGTTGCGTCCGTTTGCGCCGAACCAGAAAGGCTCGCGCTTGGGCGACGGTTTTCCCTTCGATCATTTCGAGCGCCTGCTCTGCCGTGGCGATGATCTCGGCGGCACCCAGTCCAGAGGGGACGGCGAACGAAAAGGAGACATCCTTGACCTGTGAAGAGATCTGCTGAAGACCGTCATTGTTTATCGTCGCGGTTTCGAAGTGCCCCCGCTGAATCGCGCGCAGTTTCGCGTATGCGGTAGAGATCTCCGCAACCGGGTTTAGGTCTTCGTCCTCAGTGGCTTCCCTGATGAACGCTTTTATTAGATGCCAAGACGCTGCCATTCACAAAAGGGCGCGCTATCAACGGCTGGGGCTGTTCCGCGCGGAACAGCTCCCTGAATGTTTCCCGGGAAACATTCAGTAAGGGACTCAATCGGCGTAATAGCTCAGTGCCTCATCTGCGTCGAGTTCTGGGGCTCCGCCCTTCGGGGCTTCTGGCTCCATTTCGATCCATGCTGCGTGTTCGTCGCTTGCGGTTTCAGGCCCAATTCCTCGGGAGGTTATCTGGGCCACGAATCGTATTCTGTATTCTTCTGTGTTCATCGTGATCGGTTTAGTAGTCCACGCGCTGAGCAAACCCCTGTGATTCGAGCAATGTTCCGAGATCGTGCATGTCCTCTCCAAGTTGAAAGAACACCTCTCCGAGCCAACGTCCATATTTCCCTTTCTTGTCTCGATGGGTTCTCAGGATCACGTCTCGCCCTTCAATCATCTTCCGGACGTAGTCTCTCACGGGGATACCCTCCGGTCGTTCGACTCCTCGAACCTCTGGCGTGTTAAATCCGAAGAGTCGAATCTTTTGCCCGTTCATGGAGATTCCAAGTCCGAGATCGATATTTATGGTGAACGTGTCCCCGTCGTAGACGGAAACGACGTGGGCGCGGTAAGTGTAGGCGGGAAGCTGGGGGAGTGTTGTTTCGGTTTGGTTCATGGTCTGCGGTTAGGTTTCAGGTTTCGAGCAAAGTGAGTTGTTTGTCCTGTTCATGGGGTGCTTTTTCACCCCTTTTCCCTTTCGGCGCTTGCGCCGAATCGCGGTCCGATTCGTCCGGTTCTTCGGACTCGGGTTCCACGTCAAACGGCACAATCGCGGCCATGATCGCACACGTCGTTTGCATACATTCGCAGTCCCACGCGTGATTGTCCTTTTTGAATTGATACCAGATGTATCGGGGCGCGCCCGATTTCTTGACGATCTCTCGTTTGCGAACCTCTGAGTCGATCTCGTGTTTGTATTCCTTGGAGAGATCGTCTGGGAGCTCCCAGCGCTCGGGTTTTCCGTGACGTAGGTTCCAGGTGACGGTCTTGATCGATGGATTAGACCAATAGAAAGCGAATGCGAATGTCCGATTCGCGCCGGATCTTCCGCGCTGGGGATCGATCCGGAATCGCGGGGAGTAGGGGCGTTGAATCGGCTTCTCTCCTTTCTTTTTCGACTTGTGCGGGAACGTCGCGGGATCGTCTCCGATCAAAACAGTCCATCCGTATTGAGCGCACCATGACGCGATTTGATTCCGTTCGTGACCTCCATCAAGACAGACGCAACGCGGACGGAGCCGGAGGTTTCTCTGGAGTTGGTGGATATGCTCAACTGAGTTGAGTCGCCCCTCCCAGATCAATCGGGAGGTTCCATCGTCGCGCCATCCTCGGACTACGATCTTGAAATGACGGGAGTCGTTTCCGCGTCCCTCTTGGAAATCGGCGGTGATGAAGGTTTGCGCGAATTCCGAAAGCAAACCCGCCGGCGCTTTGTAATCCTTTCCGCTCGCTGGCTCTTTGAGGTATCCAGCGGTGACGATCTCGATCTTATCCACGGCCTGACTCATTGACCACATGAGCGCGCGTTTCTTCATTTGGAATTTCCGCAACGCTTCAACGGATCCCTGTTCCTTGATTTCGAGCGCGGTCAGGAACTCAGTGACTAGCCTCCCATATCGTCCATTGACGAGCTGTTCCCAATGGATGGAGCAGTTCGTCATGGAACGATCTGGATCAATGCAAATGTAGTCGCCCGTGTGATTGATCCGATCCCATGTTTTCGGCTCGTCATCGTGATCGTGACCGCACTTCCGACAACGGAACCGGGCTGTCTCAGCGCATCGCGCGATATCGAATCGCCCGTCTGATTGCTGGATCTTGTCGAAAACGACTCCGGCGCGCTCGTCTTCGTTGGCGATCATTTGACTAGCAAACGCGAGCGGTTGGTGAAAGCCGCACTTGAAGCACTTCATCCCCCATTCGTATCGGCGTCCGCGTGAGTAGACTTCATCCCAGTCGGTTCCCTCGTCTCCTCCCTGCGAGATGTTCAGGATCTTGCAGGTATCCGGAAAGGCTTCCGTTCGCCCCCAGGCCTCAGCGAGCATCCCCGGATTCCAGTCCCAGACTTCATCGTTCATCTCGTGCTGGACCGATTTCCGTTGGAGACTACTCATATTCGAGCCCTGGAAATATGCGTTCATGTTCGGGAATTGGTAGAGATCCCGCTTCTTCTTGAGTCGCTTGTAGAATGGGAGATTGCACTTCGTCGCCCTCAGCGTCGGCTCGATCCGAGTGAGATAGTGTTGCTCTGCGTCATCGTCTGTTTGGAACGATGCCATGAAGGGCGCGGGACTCTCCGAAAGTGACCAATGAAAGAACAGATCACCGATCAACGATCCTCCTGTTTGGATCGCTTTGAGGAGATTCACCATCCGGACCTTGTCGTTTTTGAGGAGTTGGAACGGGAGGATCAGATAGCGGGATGTTTCCACATTGAACGGTCCGCGATCTCGATAATCGCCTTGAAGGTTCAACTTCACGCGCGCCCATTCATGAATCTCACGTCTATCCGGTCTCCTCCAGCTCTGCCTCCATGCGGTTGCTATGGCTTCGGTTTCCAAGTCTCGGATCCTTTCTCCATGATTGAGCAGATCTCGTCTACTAGCTTTCGATTCACGATCCGAAGCTCAGCCTCGGTTTTCTGGCGTTGCCGCCTAGGTGCGTCATCTTCGAGCTTGTAGCGCAATATGCGTTTCAGCTCCAGTCCGAGGGCTAGGATCTGAGTCGCGACATCTTGCCGGTTGATCGTGAGACCCTCTTTCGCGTCATTCTCGATCTTCCATTTTCGATGTCTTTCCTTGGCAATCTCGATGTTGATTAGATCGATCTCGCTACTCCCAGACGGCAGGGTGTCACCGTGATCGTCTACCCATTCGATCAGCTCATCAACGTAGATCCGAGACCCTCGGAACGCGGGACAACCGGCGGCTTTCGATTTCCCGATTGTATCGAGATCGATCCCCGACATAGCGGCGGCGGCCGGAAGGTTGTCGGCAACGCGTCCGACTGCTGACTTCTTTTCGTTGTAGTCATCGATTTGGGTGAGCTGAGCGCGTGAGAGCGACTTGCCTGAGTTCAGCATGGCGAGCAAGTTCGCGACGTTTGCCGCCTCGATCTTCGATCCCGCGCTCCCGCCCGTATCGTCCGAACTGTCCGATTTACTTCGCGCCATTGGTAAGGACTTGTTCGATCCAATCGCGATGGAACTCATAGAGCTCGATTGAATGGGTGAGACTGAATTGTTCTAGATTGTTACAGGATCGGAGGTTTGCAGAGGACTCCACGGTGAAGCGTTGTTGACCAATCGCGAAGAGCATGACTTTGGAGTGATTTCGAGTCGCGACGATTGATTGACCTCGCGCCTCAAGTTCCTTCTTCGCGAAGAGAAACGTCGTTGTGTCCGCGCTCGCGAAATATTCGGAGCAGAGCACACGAACCGATCCGACCCGTCCGGAGTCCAGCATCCCGATCAGGTGCGTCATGTTGTGGCGATTGAATCCGAGCGTCGTCAGGTGAAGGAAATCAATCGGCGCCTCCGCTAGCGAGTGTATCGCAATCACGAGATCGAATCCGTGATAATCTCCACCCATCAGGCAATGGAAAGATTCCTCGGGATCCGGAAGTTTTCCAATCGCACTGACCGCGCGTTTCGAAGTCGCGAGATCATAGAAAATTTTTCGCTTCGTTCGTCGCGTCATCGAGACGGCTCGCCCTGCGAGTCCGGTCGCTTCTCCGGCTTTCAGTTTTCGAGGTTTCCCGATTTTCGGAGTTTCGGTTTCAACTTTGTCGAGTCCGTTTACTAGAGTCTCAAAGTCCAACTCGTGAAGATCATCAAAGTCCGGATCTTGCAGCCCGGTCAGGTCTGGAGTCGGCAAACCGTCAAAAGGATCCGGTTCGATGCGCGCGTTTCTTGGTTTCATGGTGCTTCGTGTGTGAAAAGGTGATGCAGAGCGGAACC